TTAACCTCCTTTCGCTTTCTTCCACATGCCGCTCTTCAATATCGAAAAACGAGCAGTGTGCTCCCCTTGCTTCATGTCCACCATAGTAACAAACTTTGGCCTGCTATGCACTATATGAACACTACGCACATCTACACGCTTCAAACGAAGATCTTTCTCTATCCAATCACGTACAACTTGTGGAAGCGTAGTAAATGCTGTTAAAGATATCGCGTTATTTGCTTCAATAGTTGCCATCAATATCCACCTTTCCCGCCCATAGGCTTAGATTGCCCCTTCTTCTTAATCTTTTTACCCATTTCGCTCCTTTCTGCTTACCATTTCATCCAATGAGTAAGCGCATACACAATGAAATAGATAATTCCCGCTGCTATCGCAAGATAGAGTATAAGCTGCAAAATAACCAAGAAGACAGTAAAAGATCCGATACGCTTGACGGTCTTCTGTGTCTGGTTGAAATGTCGTTGAAAGTCCCTGTCGATTGGATGCATGTTATCCTCCTTTACTGATACATAATCATCAATGTCACTACAAGAGCACACCAGAACGATAATATGACAATGAGCACATATGGCCTTTCAAGTAGCCAAATAAGAGCACTTATCGCTGGCTTGAGAGCTTCTAGTAGCGCAACTCCCAACCTGTCATAAGCTATTCTTAGGTCTTGCAGGTCCTCATAAAGATAGCGGCTCTTGCTCATCTTGCTCCCTATTCAACAAACTTACCTAGATACTCTTGATCGAACTGATTTCCACTCAAGTTTTGCCTCTCCTCGTCGCCCTCGCTCCTAATTCCATGTATTCTACAGTCATAATCAGGATGTGCCAATTTGTCTAGCTCCTCTTCCATATCCTCTTCAGTGAAGTAGCAAGGGAAAATATTAGAGCTGTATTGTTCTACTAGTCTGTCATCTTTGGCAATGTTGAAGCATAATTTGCTGTCTGGTGGTAAAAAAACCGGATGAATTGACAGCCCACGTTCTGCCAACATCGCCATGAAACGATTATGGGTTATGACTGGATGGCTTTCATGGTTCACATGTTTTGCAAATAGATCTGCTAGAACATCCTCACTCATCACTCTTGCTCCTTTGGCAGTTCAGTCATGTCTGATGTCAATTCGACTCTTCCCTGTATCCACCTCGGATCGGCAGCAAAGCACAGGTCTGTACCTTGCGCCTGCACCTGAACAATATGACAAGCCAAGTCATAGGCCCGACGTGCTATGAGCAGTTCTAATTTATTGCGCCACTCTTCATCGCATACATCAGCCCAAACGTCATCTGTCTTTAATAGTTCTCCCACGAGTAGCTTAGCAAAGTTCTGGAATTGTGTATCTTGTTGGTTCATACTCTACACTCCTGTATTCTGCAATTGTCCGTTATTCTGTCCATTGTTCCCATTTTGAGTAGGAGCAGCAGGCTGATTTTGTGCCATCGCCTTTTGTTGCTGCTCAAACTTTGCCTGGGCTACATCTTGCTCTTTTTGCTTAGCTGCTGCAAGTCTTGCAAGCTTCTCAGGAGTCCAACCTGCATTCTCTAGTGCCACCTCAAGAGGCACGCCAGCATCTACTGCCATCTTGACCCCTGTCCACACTGCTTGGTCCTTCTGAGCGCGACTAGACTCTGTAGATGGGATAAGCGGACGAGGCTTGACTTCCATCTCCAGATCACCACGCTCATATGAGCCGAGATTGAACGGCAAGAACTTCTTCTGCTGTCTATTGAGTGGACCCCACACGCCGCTGCTTGCACGAAAACCAGCTATAGCCACTGCCATTCTAAAGAGAGAAATATTTGGTGTGTCATAGCTCGCCTGCGCTTCCACTACTTTCGACTCAACATCTCCCATCATCGCGCTCGCACCAGGACCTGTCACTTGGCTCATAGCCCGTAGCTCTGTCCAGAACGTCAACTCAGGATGATCGTGCTCCAATTCACCAATGAGTTGCTGCATGTGGGTAAAAGCGTCAGCTAAGTTCAAAGTGCCTGATAGTGATGAAACTTTCGCATCCGCAGGGCCTCCGAGCATGAGCAAGTTTTCCTGATCGGCAGTCGGCTCCAGGAAGTCAGACGTTGGCCCTCTATTCACACGATTGAAAAGGTTCGTGATCTTTTGCGAGCTACCAATGAGAATTGGAGCCCCAATCACCTTATGGATTTGATCATGCACATGGCTAGCAAGGTTGTTCAATTCATCCATTTTACCCATTGAACCGGATATAACAGGAGCACCATGGTCACCTCCCATATCGCTATGCTTGATCCAGACTGCAGGCACAAAGCCGTACGGGTTTTCTACCACGCTACCATCACCATAGTCAAACGGCTCATCATTCTTGAAATACTTGAAATAGTCTTGATCAACTGTCTTTTTGTACCTATACTGTCCTGCATTGTCCTCATAGGTATAGTATTCAATTGCATATGATTTGACATTGCCAGCTTTATCAAGCTTGAGGTCACAGACATGGCCTGGCCACATGACAGACAAGCACACTTTCCCGCTCTCCCAATCGTCCTCTACTTCTACCAGCACACTGCCGAGTGCTGCGCCATACCTGACCTCAACTGCTTTCTTCTGTTGCCAGTTGCTCCAGGTCCACAACTGAGCTATAGCAGTTTTGAGAGCAGGTGATGTGTCCTCGCTGAACGGGATAGCGAGAGGCACGCCGTCAGGCAGTTTTGAGCCGTCCTCACTCAGGATACCTGGATAGATTTGTCCTGCATAAAAGTTAACCAATCGAGTAGTAGGATTGTAGATAAGCCTGATGTTTCTGTATAAATTATAATTGGCTTTATACCTGTCCCAGAGGAAAGGCCCATATGTTCCGCTGGCTTGAGAGTTGAGGAAACGCGCAGCTTTATCGAAGGCCGAACTGTTATAGTAGCTCCATAGCAAGTCATATTCTGACATCCTCCTGTAGTATGAACGATATTGACCGCCGAGTCCTGGCTCATCATAGGCACGACGAGCGGCTACCCAGCCAGCTTGCATTGAATTCCAAACCTGTCCCATAAATCCCATCTCTTAATACCCCACATAGCTGTATAACGACTCTACAAGGTTACTATCAAGCTCTGTGATGCCAGAGTCCACATGTAAGTGTTTGCACGTATACCTCCATTGATCGAGGCTATGATCGTGTAACTTCAATGGTACTTCTTTCTCAATTTGCCCGTCTTTTAGCTTGGGATAGACATAAGCATTAATCTCATTCTCAAAACAAACTGGCAGATGGTCGTTGTCTCGCAAGTCGTCGCGGTCCTGGAGAGCAAATTCGTACAGGTAGAAACCCGCCCTGCCATCGGCTCGTACATCCAAACGTTCTTGCGCCGCGTCAATTCCTGGACGAATATCGTTGACAGCTCCAAATGCGTTGAGCCCTGCATTGCAGAAATCCATGATAAACCCAGGCTCACTTGGATCGCAGATCCACTCATCGATGCCTCCGAACTCTTTATCAAGTGCCTGCGCCTGCTCAACCCACCAACCTATAAGCTTGCGTGTTCGGTACACTTCGCGTAGCAGGTACAACCTATCATCGCGATCAACGGCATAGATCCCAATTGAGCCCGGGTTCTTGAAGCCCCAATCGACTCCTGCTACAAACCGCTTGATCTTGAGTCGATTGAGAGCACCGTCAGGATGGAAGATGTTCCAGTCAGTGAGCTGCTTCTTTGTCACAATGTGGATAGCAGGGTCCCAATTGTCGTACACCAGTCCTTCAGCTGCAGCCCAAATCCCATCAAATAAGCGCAACTTCATCACACCGTGTAGGGAGTTCTTGAGAGACTTGAGATAGGCTTGTGTAAGGCTTGGGTTATCGGCATGCTTGGAGAGGATCATACGTGTTGTGCCGCGTTCACAGCGTTGTTTGAGCCAGTGTGTAGGATAGCTCGGGTTGCAATCAGCGACGAGTTGCTGGTAGGGCATCACATTGTTACGCAGCCTAGTGACTAATGCCTGCCAGTCGTCTTCTAGTAGCTCAGTGGCTTCCTGAGCGTACACCATGTCCCACTCGCTACTCATCACCTTGGAAGGGTCGTCTAGCCCACCTACGGCTATAATTGAGCCGTTACAGTACTCATACTGCTGATCGGTCGTATTGAAGTGAACGTATCTATTTTCTAGCCAACCTGCTGGGAGCACTTTCTTTTCGTATGTCACCATAGCGGATTGAGCCAAGGATTTACGTGTTTTGCGACACATGATAGCACGCATGCCGGGGTATTTTTGAGCACAGAAGTGGATTTTCTGAAGGATGAGGCGTGATTTCCCTGTACCTGCCGGGCCACTGAAAAGGGCCTCTCTATCGCCAGACTTCCATGCTTCGAGGGCTCCCCCAAACGCACGATAGGGGCGATTGTCCTTGCTGACTTTGAGCTTGTTATAGTTGGTGGTGAGATACGGCTTACTGGCTACCATCAGCATCCTTCTCTTGTATCGTACGCTTTTTCTCCAAATGTGTATATCGAACTGTTGTTTCTACCGCAATGCTAGCATCTATCTCTATCTCGGGATCGATTATGGTGATCTTTGCCATGGGTCGCATGTTAGTACTCTTGTCGCACCAAATAGTAATTCCTGTGGTAGTGGTGATTAGATCTTCACCTGTTTCAGCGTCTACAATGCGATCCGACAAGAACTCATTACCCATGATAATTTTAACTCTTCTCTGTTTCATCTTCCTCTCCTTCTTTTGCTTGTGTAACGGACCCGTCAGAATCGGGATCAAATAGGTACACATTAGGTGGCAACTCTGTTACGGTGATATCTTTCCTCTTGACTCTTTCGCCCATTTCAGCGGCTATACTATTTGCATACTTCTCTATAAGCGTAAAGAGCGGAGCATTGAAGTTTACAAGGTCAACACGCTCTGCATTAGGGCCATTCCCTATAGCTTTTACATCAGGTAGCCACACTTTATCATGATCCTTTTTCATCTCAAGAAGTTCTTCTAATGTGCTGTTCAATGCTTCAATGCGCTTGTGTTGTAGAGCAAATCCAGTACGTAAAACCACCTCTCGCTCTTGCGCAATGAGCTTATCTTGTTCCTCTATCCAGTGCGCATCATATGCTGCTACACGATCATCCCATCTATACTTCTTCGCATAATCGTACCAACTGCCATATGCTTCATCCCTCCAATTCCCTCCATTTTCCTCCAATTCCTGTTGAAATACCGCATTGACAGAACGCTTGAAACCCATGAGCAAATAGGCCCTGAATCGGCCATACCAGAGGCTAGACTCGCCTTCGTCCTCTAGTTGATCCCATGGTTTGCGTTCGTCGTTCATGTCAGTCCCTTACGGTTTGAGCTTATTTTGCAAGTCTATTGAGTGGATATTCAACCTTATAGCCTTGTAAGCCCAATACATGAGCTTGGGCATAACATCGTACTCATCCATCTTTCTCTTATCATACTCTTCAAGAATGCTTTTCATCTTCTGAAATTCATCTGATGGAAAATAGAGCGTCAATGCAATTGCGTCGTTCTCTATTTCACCTATCTTTATTTCATCATCCATAAATCTTCCTTTCTTGGTGGAGAGGTGAGGATTTGCACCTCACAATGTGGCCTCTCGGTTGCTAGCCATTGTGCCTCTCGGACCTTAGTGTTTACCTATTCCACCACTCTCCATACAGTGCTAGACCGTAGCCGATCACTATGCCCATAAGTATGCCGAAAAAATAGATCTTGAGTTCATGCATTGCTAGTCCTGTGAGTAAAGCCGAGCACTTGGATACTCGGCTCCCTCATTCTCATTGATGGCTCGATAAGTAGCTGGTTAGGATATAGAACAATACAAGTGAGGCATTTCCCCACCTTTTATATTCACACATTCGACATGTGTAAATACCGAATAAGAGGAGAGAACAGTTTGACATAAAAGCACCAGATCGTCTAACACTTAGGTAAGAGGCGTTCACTCCCCAAAGGAAT